GCGTAGTAAAAGTGCATTTTGTTGATTTTGGCGATCTAGGGACTGTAACGGTTGGATCAAATGATGAAATCACAGATATGAGTGGTACTTTTAGCTATAGCACTTATGATGTCAAGGGTAATTCTTCTCTGGAATCAAATATAAACAGCTCTATTGAGAATGGAACGACATTCTTTGAGCAAGTGACAAACCTTACTCTTCATAAGATGACTAAGGAAGACAACAAAGAGCTTAAACTTATGACTTACGGGAGACCTCACGTTTTCGTACAGACATTCGACAATAAAGTTCTATTGGTTGGAAGAGAACACGGAGCAGAAGTTACTGGAGGTACTGCTGTTACCGGGACAGCGATGGGAGACTTAAATGGATACACGTTGACTTTAACAGCCAACGAGACAACTCTACCTAATTTTGTAGATGGAGCAACTGATGCAGACCCCTTTGCGGGAATGTCTTCAGCTACTGCTACTGAAACCACTCAGAGAGATCCAGCATAGGTTTATACCTGGTGATAGAGAGGGGCCTATATGGCCCCTTTTTTTATATAAAACACTCAACCCTTTTTTTAGTTATATTAGTATGATAAGACTACTTCCGAGTACTGATGCTCAAACAATAAAAGTTTTGCCTAGGGTTAACACAGCTCAGACTGGGTTATCTCTTAAGATAACAGAAGATGGAACCAATAAGTCAGAGACTTTGACTGGTTTGTCTTCTACTGTCAATGGCAACTTTATTGACCTTAGCTGCACTTTCAGTATTCTATCAGATAACAGTATTTACAATTATGAGATATTCAATGGCTCAACCCTGCTTTTTAGGGACAAAGCTTATTGTACTGACTCATACTTGTCGAACTCAGTATACACCATAAATGACGGAAAGTATACGGAGAGTGATTCTGGTGATAGTGGTCAACAATATATAATGGTATGAAAAATGTAAAAGTAGTAAATCTTGCCGGGTATGAAGTACCTAAAATAGTCGAGAAAAGTAGAAATGCTTATGTCGAGTATGGTGAAGATAACAACTATTTTGGGGATTTAATCGAAAGGTATCTAGGTAGTCCAACAAACAGTAGGTGTATCAATGGTATTTCAGATATGATCTATGGTAGAGGGCTTGATGCTACTGATTCTAAGGAGAAACCTCAGATGTTTGCTCAAATGAAGAACATTTTGAATGCCAAAGACGTAAGAAAGATCGTAACAGACTACAAAATGCTTGGCCAAGCGGCCATTCAAGTGGTTTATAAGAATAGAAAGAAAGAAATAGCAGGCTTATATCACTTCCCAATGGAAACATTGCGTGCTGAGAAGGCCAAAAACGGTAAAATAGAAGCGTATTATTATCACAGCGACTGGAAAAACATTAAACCTAGTGACAAACCTAAGAGAATCCCTACTTATCGCAATGGCACGAGGTCTCAGAGGATTGAATTATATATCATTAAGCCTTACAAGGCTGGTTTCTATTATTACTCACCAGTAGATTACCAAGGATGCCTTCAATATGCTACTTTGGAGGAAGAAGTGAGTAATTATCACTTGTCAAACATACAAAATGGCCTTCAGCCAAGTATGTTGATCAATTTTAACAATGGAATACCTAATGAAGAGGTCCAAGAATTGATTGAGCGCAAGATTTACGATAAATTTAGCGGTACTAGCAACGCAGGACGGTTTATTTTGGCTTTTAATGATGGTTCAGAGAACCAATCTAACATAGACCCAATAAATCTTCCGGATGCACACGCTCAATACGAGTTTTTAGCAAAAGAAAGCCGAGAAAAGATAATGATAGGCCACGGAGTCGTTTCGCCTATCCTTTTAGGTATAAAAGATAACACTGGGTTCGGAAATAACGCTGAAGAGCTTAGAACAGCGTCTATTTTGATGGACAATATGGTTATTAGGCCATTTCAACAGATGTTACTAGACTCATTCAAAGAATTGCTGTTGTATAACAACATTTCTTTGGATTTATACTTTGTTACCCTACAACCAATCGAATTTACAGAACTAGACAACATAGCAACTAAGATTAAGAGAGAAGAAGAGACGGGAGAAAAGCTTTCTGCGGTAGAAGATGTCCAAGAAGAGGAAATCGTTCAGCAGGAGGCTTCTGAGAGCGTTTCTGAGCCTGTTGTCGAGGAAAAACCTACTGAAGAAGATGAGTAAGGCATTATTTATAACGATGACAGAGCTGAAGCGTAAATCTATCATAGATGGAGCTTTAGACACGGATAAACTGATTCAATTTGTTGAGGTGGCCCAAGATATTCACATACAGAACTTCTTAGGTACTAAGTTATACGAGAAATTACAAAGTTTGATCACTGGCGGCACTCTTGACGATGCCGCCAATGCTGCATACAAGACATTACTGAATAGTCATATTAAACCTATGCTTATTTGGTATAGTCAATATAGCTATATTCCTTTTGCTGCTTATCAAATCAGCAACGGAGGTATATTTAAACATACTACTGAATCTAGTGATACTCTTACAAAGAGTGAGCTTGATTCGTTAACAGCAAGGGCAAAAGACTTTGCTGACTTTTATGTGAATCGGTTCTTTGATTTCATAGATGAGAAGAGCCAGGATTATCCGGAGTATACCGGAGCGCAGGATACTGGTATGTATCCAGATAAGGACCCAACGTATGGCGGATGGGTAATTTAATTAAGACATATAAGCCTAAAGTGGCTAACATAATAAAATTGACTAACTATCTAAAAAGAACAAAAAAGTAATATGGCTAACGGGATAAATTGGGGTAGAATATATTGTTTTTCCTGGTGGGGAGATGTAGATGACACAACGGATGCTATTTATATCCCTTCAGCTCCTACTTGTTGGATATCAGATGTACTTGAATTATCGGTAGATAGTACAGCGTATAAAGTAGACACAATACTAATAACAGCAGATCAAACATTAATATAATAAAATACAATTATGGCACGAGAAACAATAGGAGTTGGGTCAGCCCCTGACGATGGAACTGGGGATACGCTCAGAGCCGCCTTTATTAAGGTTAATAATATGACTACTGACATTTATGGTCAGAGTGGGACAGGGGATAGTCTTAGAGGCTCTTCTGCTGTTTCGCCCGCATCTACATTAAGTTTAGATTTTGATACCGCAGCGGTATTTACAATAACCTCAAGTATCTCTATTGAATTGAATTTCACAAACGCCTCAATAGGCGATGTGAAAGACATTATCATAACAGATTCAGGAGGAACGTCTGGATTGACACTTAATAGTGGATTGACAGCTACAACTGTCGCTGGGGAGTATAGCAATACGTCAGGTGCAGTTAACTTTATTCAGGTTGTCTGTACTGCCGCTAACACATTTTTCCTATCAATCTCACAAAGTATATAATTATGAAAGCAGCAGTAGAAAACGGTAGAATAGTAAACATATACAAGAGTTTACCTAACTCACTTAAAACCCCTACAAAACACATTTTAGGAGGTGCTAACAACCTATCAAAAGAAGAACTTGAAGCTATTGGTATTTACGATGTTGTAAAGCCAAGTTTTGACCCACAGATACAAACTAAGGGTGGATTGTACTTTGATGAGGATAATTCAGTAGTAACCTATGATGTTACCGACATAGACTTTAGTCAAGAGGTGGATATTGTTGATGAAGAAGGAGAGCCAACAGGCGAAACCGAAAAGAGATATAAGATAGCCGACATCAAAGCGAGTAAGATTGCAGAGATTAAGTCCAAAGCAGGGAAACTATTAGAGGCTACAGATTGGCAAGTTATAAGAAAGGTGGAAAGGGATATAGATATTGATGCCGATGTTGCAACGGAAAGAGCAGGTATTTTAGCAGAAGCCGATAGGTTAGAAGCAGAAGTAAACGCTAAGAAGTCTTATAAGACTGCATTGCAATACAACGTACAGTTTTTCCCACCATCTGATGAAATAGAATAATATGGCTTTAGGCAAAAGATTAATAAACACAGGTGCAGTAGCAGCTTGTACTACTGATTCCACAGACCCATTTGGCGATTCAAGTGGTGTTGCATTATACAATCTTGATTACGATGCCTCTGATGCAAGTGGTAGTTATGATGGCACACCTTCCAACGTTACCTTCGGAGTAGGCGGACAAATAAACTATGGTGCAAGGTTTAATGGGAATAATAGTTATATAGATACAGGAGCAACCTTATTAGGTCAGACATATACTGTTTCTTTGTGGTTTAACGCTAATACAATCACATCAAGCACAGATGGAGATGTTTTATATGCACAATATAATTCAGCAGACGTAGGTAGGCATATTGTTAGCATATACAATGGTAATTTAAGGATATTTGTTGGTGGTCAAACTGTTCAAACAATATCTACAACTTGGAACACATCAACTTGGACACATTTAGTAGTCGTTAAGGATTCGAGTGGTTATGAGGCTTTTGTTAATGGTTCTTCAATAGGTACATCTTCTTTGACTGCAAATATAGATGTTACAGAAAACACTATGATAGGTGGCGATGATGGATTAGCAACTTATAGTTTTGATGTCGACATAGACCAAGTAAGACTATTCACTAAAGCGTTAAATCAGTCAGAGGTTGATGCTCTTTACGCAGAAACCGCTTGTGTATATACTGCCACAACAACAGACAACTATTTTCCTTTAGCAGATGGAAGTAGTGATGCGATTGCTTATTACAAATTTGACAACAGTTCTGTGGATTCTGTTGGGTCAAACGATGGAACAGAATCAAACATCGAGTACAGATTTGGAAGGTTTGGTCAAGCTGCGGTGTTTAATGGAAGTAATAGTGGAATATTTATTTCTCAAACAGGAACAAGTGTTACGGACTATGACCAAGATTTTTCCATCTCTTGTTGGTTTAGATTTGATGATGGCACTACACTTGGCAACCAAAACTTTTTGTTTATGGGCGGTGGCACAGAGAATGTTCAAATGTGGGTAACTCTCACTAATGGTGTCCGCTTTCAGTTATATAATAGTGGTACTACTTACAAAGTAGATACAGGAGCAATTAGTGCAGGAGTTTTTTATCACGTTGTAGCTACAAGAAGCAAAACAGATGGGCTAAAAATTTATTTAGATAGTGTTGAAAAAGACACAGATTCATATACTGGAAATGCCAACCCAGCATTAAGTGGTAAAGATTCTATTGGTCAATATTTTGATGGCACAAGAAACAATTTTGAAGGGGCAATAGACCAAGTACGCATATACTCAACTGCCCTTAC